ACGAAACAATAAATGCTAGGCTTAAACGTCTTGAGCATATATTGATTGGCGTTGCTGGTTTCATAATTATTTTCTTGCTTTCACAAACGGTGGCGCATGCAGATGAAACAACAATCAACTACAAAGGTCAACCTGTCCCCTCTGCTATGGCTCCTTCGATGTCAGCTTTCAGTCAAGATGTTTGTGGCATTGGAGTCAGTGGTGCTGTTAACGGGGGCGTATTTTCTGTAGCAGGTGGAACGATGGTTACGGACAACAACTGCGTTAAGTTACGTTGGGCTAAGTTCCTAAGCGATAGTGGACTAAAGGTTGCGGCAGTATCTCTTGCTTGTGCAGCCAACCATGAAAACTGGGTTGCTATGGAGATGTCGGGCAGTCCCTGTCCTATAGGTGGTGCTATTGGTGATGCAGCAAGAAAGGCGTGGTATGACTTACACCCAGACTGGTTTGAGGCAATTTACGGAAAAGATTTTGTTTTAATAACACCTTTAAAAACAGATGAATAATATTGAACAAAAAATAATAAGCAAAGAAGCAAGGTACTATCAAAAAAATAAACAAAAGATTCTTGCTAAAGCTAAAGTATATTATGAAAATAATAAAGAACGCATTTGCGAAAACTCTAAAGAAAACAAAAAACAGCACTATCAAAATAATAAAGAAATATACAAATTAAAAGCTAAGAATTGGGTAGCCGAAAATAAAGAACAATCCACGGAAAATAAAAAGAACTGGGTTATTAAAAACAAGCAAAAAATTAATAAATATTTTAGGGAATGGAAAGCTTTAAATAAATGTAAAGTATATGCTTGGACTGCAAAAAGAAGAGGCGCTTTATTAAATGCAACTCCTTCTTGGCTATCTAAAGAGGAATTAAATAAAATAAGCGAGTTTTATATATGCGCTGAAATGTTTGCTATGTACACAGGTGAAAAGTACCATGTTGACCACATCATTCCGTTAAGAGGAAAAACAGTAAATGGACTCCATGTGCCTTGGAATCTGCAAGTTATTCCAGCAAAAGAAAACCTTGTTAAAAGCAATAAGCTTTATATGTCTAATATTTGGGAGTAATTATGTTCAAGCATATTGTTACGCAGGTCAGTGGGCTGATTATGGTCCTGTATACTCGAGTCTTGGCGTTGCTCAAGGCACTACTATTCAAGCCTGCCAACAGCTTGCTTGCCAAATTTATCCTGGTATTCCGGAGTGTAGCCAACCTCCGCCGCCACCTCCACCGCAGCCAACTTGCACTTATAGTGCCGTTACCGAAGAAAGGCAAACCTGTGGGAATAACCAAATCGGCTCGGTCACGTTTAAAAGAGAACAAAACTGTCCCGACCCCTACGGCTCTCCAGTCGACTCAGGATGGTTTGAAATCGCAAGGTCGTGCCAAGCGGCACCGCCGACCTGCCGCACAAGTGTCGAAGAAAGGCAAGTAGCATGTCAAGATGGGTTCGTGGGATCTATAACTCAGCAGCAAATTTTGTCTTGTCCAGATCCTTACGGGCAGCCAGTGGCAGGACCATGGTTAGAAACTCAAAACACTTGCCAGAAGAGCCAAACAAATCCGACCAACATGACAAGTCCTGTGAATCCAGCAAGTCCAATAGCGCCACCTCCACCTCCTGCTCCAGAGCCACCTGCTCCTGCGCCAGAGCCTCCTACAGAAGTGGCAGCAGAGCCACCTGCTCCAGCAGCGACGAGCGGAACTGCGCAATCAACTCCGCCAACCCAAACGATGAATGTTCCTGCTCAGCCTGCAGGAGCTACGCCGACTACCTCGCAACCACAGACGCCAAAGGGCAAGGAATTGGTTCCAGGATTCGGGATAGTGTTGAGCCTAGAAATTTTAAACAAGCCGATGCAGATCCAAGAGATTCAATTGAACGACGCATTGGCATACCAGCAGGAGTTACCGTATGAGCTTAAAGGAAACCAAGGAATCCTACTCGAACTACTCAGCGAAAACGCTATTAGTAGTGGTTTTTGGGATATTAGCGCCACTAGGTGGGACAGTCTACGTAGGCATAACGACTTACAACCGAGTTATAGCGGCGACTGAAGCGATTGAGGCAGCCAAGCCATACGATGATACTGAGTTACGAGCAGAAGTCAACGCACTTAAGGTTCAACTGGCTGCACAGCAATCATCTGTAAACACAGTTAAAGACAGTATGGTAACTACATCTAACCAGCTAGTGTCTATGCAAGAGAAGGTGTCCAATGCTATTGGCACTGCAAATGAGGCTAAGGCAATTACCAACGGCAATGTGCGTGAGACATCAGCTTCATTGCTTGGCGTGCGTGAGGAAATGAAAGCTACGCGTGAAGGTATAGAGTCGCAACTTAAAGCACTTAAACGTGCAACATCAAATCCACTGGGGAATTAATTATGTTATCTATAATATCAGGTTTATTAGGCATAGGCTCATCAGCCTTACCAAGTTTATTGAGTTTCTTTCAGCAAAAAGGCGATCAAAAGCATGAAATGGCTATGGCTAGGTTGCAGACTGAACGTGAAACTGCGATGGCTGCTGCTGGATTTGCATCACAAGAAAAGATAGAAGCTATCAAGCTAGATGAACTAGAGGTGCAAACGTATGCTCAAGAACGTGAGGCTTTGTACACACACGACATGAAGATGATGGACAAGGCATCACAAGGCACAGTAGATTTAAATGCTAAGGTGCGTCCTATAATAGCCTTTACGTTTGTGGGCTTGCTTGTAATAGTAGATCTTGTTGGTCTAGGTTGGGCAATATATACTGGCGTAGAGTTTGGCACTGCTATGAGCTTAGTATTTTCTGATGATGAAATGGCAATTGTAAGTAGCATAATCGGCTTCTACTTTGGTTCACGCCAGTGGGAAAAGCATCGTGAAGGTAAGTAAAGAATTAATTAAATTGTTGAAACACCATGAGGGCGTCAGATATAAGCCATATAAATGTCCAGCAGGACTTTGGACAGTTGGTGTTGGTCATGTGTTGTATCCTGAGCAAGCCAAAATACCAGCAAGTTTAGAAGGCATGGTTGCGCGAAAAGCACACCCCTTAAAACCTGAAGATAACCGTAGATGGAGCGAGGAAGAAGTTGACTCATTATTGGCTAAGGATGTCGTACGATTTGAAAGAGGGGTTGGACGTTATTTACCTATCAAACTTTCACAGAATGAATTTGATTCTATGGTCAGTTTTAGCTTTAACCTTGGTCTTGGCACACTACAGAGGTCACCAGTCCGTCAGGCGCTTTTGCGTGGGGATAAAATTACGGCTATACAACGCTTGCTCAAATATAATAAAGGCGGTGGCAAAGTGCTAAAAGGCTTGGACAACCGTCGCAAAGATGAAGCTGCACTATTCCGTAAAGAGTAAATAGATGTTTCCATTTGCCTGTTTTTAAGGCATAATTATTAAAAATTGGACTGCTGTATCAGTAGTCATGTAACCAAGAGGATTTTACATGGCTTATGCAATGACTTTTGCGAGTCTCCAAGTTGACTTGCGTAGATACTTAGAGCGTGGATTCACGCTAGCAGACGATCCGTACGTTTACGAGCAGCTGCCTCGTCTTATCAATATGGCTGAACGCCGTATTGCCCGTGATTTAAAAATCCAAGGCTTCATCGTTGCAGTAACAACACCGCTATCAGTGGGCGTCAGCACGTACGCAAAGCCTAACCGCTGGCGTGAAACTATCAGCATGACAACCAAGGACGGCAACACAGTCACGCCTGTCTATACTCGCTCTTACGAGTACTGCCGCAGTTACTGGCCAGACGACACTCAGACAGGCCAACCTCAATTCTACGCAGACTACGACTACACCCACTGGCTGTTAGTACCAACACCAAACGACACGTACGACCTTGAGGTCTTGTACTACGAGTTGCCCGTGCTGCTAGACGACAGCACTCAAACCAACTGGCTAACCGACTACGCCCCTAACTTACTACTCTACGGTGCTCTACTAGAGGCAACGCCGTTCCTTAAGAACGACGATCGTATTGCCACATGGCAGCAGTACTACCAATCCGCAGCCAACGCACTGAACACTGAAGACCTCAAGAAAATACTTGATCGTGACTCTGTTAGGACTGAAGCCTAATGTCATACACCAACGTCTTTACTGGTTCAACCATCTACCCTACAGAGGTAGCACTCACCAAGTTGGACATGACAGCCAATGTCATTCTTTACTGGCCAGTAGAAGCTCCCCTTGGAGTGCCGTTAGCGTCAGAGATCGTTGAGATAACTACAACCACATCAGCGAACTGGTCCATTGCGGTACCAGACGCTATGCTGGTGTCCGTTGGTCAAACCATCCTATTTAACAACCGCACGGCAGAGGCTATTAGCGTTGTCGACTTCGACGGTATAAGTATCGTCTCTGTGCCAGCTGGCACGCAGTGGCAGATATACCTAGCAACTAACACAACCCAAGCTGGTGTGTGGCGTCAGTATCAGTTTGGCGCAGCGACATCCACAGCTAACGCTGCAGCTTTGGCAGGACATGGTTTACGCGCAACTGGCTCAGAGTTAGAGGCAGCTGTTATTGTTGAGTACGTCACATCAAGCACTACACTGACTGAGAACGATCACGCTGGGTTCTTTAACTGGGAAACAGTAGGCACTGGCACGATAACGTTGCCAGACACAACAGGCTTAAGCGCCGCGTGGTATGTTTATATACGCAACACTGGCAACGGTACACTTACTGTAGACACAATTGGTGCTGCAGAGATCAATCACGCGGCGACGTTAGTTTTCTCACCTGGTGACTCTGCCATGATTGCCAACGACGGCTCAAACTATTACACCGTCGGCTTTGGTCAGAGCGCTATATTTGCATTTGACTACACGGAAATAAACGTAGGTGGTGGTACAGACTACACCTTATCAGGAAACGAGCTAAACCGTATCGCCTATCAATTCACTGGCGTGCTAACAGCAAACATAACCGTGATTGTCCCTGCTACCGTTCAGCAGTACTGGGTGTTCAATAATACCACTGGCGGTTTTGATTTAAGCGTAGGCACGGCAGCGCAAGTTACACCGCTTATTGTTACACAAACACTGCGCACCATTGCTTATTGCGACGGAGCAGACGTAGTGCCAGCAGTTACTTCATTCATAACTGGTACGATTAGCGGAGGCTCATTCTAATGGCAGCCTCTGTTGTCGTCTTAAAGTCAGGCGCTGGTATCAAGCGCGACGGTACTATCTTCGAGGGTGACTTTTACGTTGACGGCTCTTGGGTTAGATTCCAACGTGGATTGCCTCGTAAGATCTGGGGCTACCGTGCCATCTCGTTGTACCTACCGCAAATCGTTCGTGGCCTAAGCACCTTTGTGCAAAACCAATTGGTCTACACGCACGCTGGATCACGGGACACAATTAAACGGTTCACCATAAACAGCTCGTTTATTCCTTCTGTGGTCAGCGATCGTACACCAGTTGATGTTGGTGCTACTGGTACGGTCACATTGACTGGTGGGGCTGCCGGCTCTGTAAACAGCGTCACGGTTAACGGTGTGACTATTACCTCAGGCGCGGTTGCATTTAGCGTAGACTTGCCAACAACCGCAACTGCGGTGGCTGCTAACATAACAGCGTACACATCGACACCTAACTACACTGCCACTGCAGTTGGTAGCGTAATAACAATCACGGCATCGACAGGTGGCTCAGCAAGCAATGGCTTTGTTGTTGCGACAACGTTAACAACCATAACAGCGACCAGCACGAACATGGTTGGTGGCTCTAACGGCCTAATTGTTGACAACAATAACACATGGATGTTCGACGTAATGTTCGACTCCGTTTCATTGGATAACTTATTGATTGCTTCCGTCGCACCTAATCTAGAGTCGATCGACTCTTCTGCTGACGGTCAAATATTCACAGGTAATGTGCTAGGCACCGATCCGTTGGTCGAGGTTGAACTTCCTGTCAATGCTAATGCCTCTGGAGGCATGGTCGTCTTGCACCCTTACTTGTTCTACTACGGAACGGCAGGTATTGTCGGATGGTCTGTTCCTGGAGATCCAAGAGATTTGACTGGTTCAGGATCTGGACAGGCTCGTGTAGCTGGACAAAAGATACTTAAAGGATTGCCATTGCGTGCTGGTGCTGGTTCTGCACCTGCTGGCCTGTTCTGGGCTTACAATGCACTTATCCGCTCTACATTCACTGGCGGTGCTACAGTATTTCAGTTCGATACCATATCAGCTGAGACTACTGTGCTGAGCCCAAACAGCATCATTGAGTACGACGGCATTTACTACTGGTGCGGTGTGGATCGATTTTTAATGTTTAACGGTGTGGTGCGTGAGTTACCAAACACCATGAATCTTAACTTCTTTTTTGATAGCCTAAACAATGAACAAGCGCAAAAGGTATTCGCCACCAAAGTACCACGTTTCGGAGAGATATGGTGGTGCTTTCCTCTCGGAACCAGCACCGAATGTAATCACGCTATTATTTACAATGTACGCGAGAACACCTGGTACGACACAGAACTCCCAAACTCAGGGCGCTCTGCTGGCTCATTCGTTCCCTTCTTTGCGGCTCCATTGACGACTGGCGTAACTAACCAAAACGGTTTGGGTTACAAAGTCTGGTTGCAGGAACAGGGATTAGACGAGATCGACGGCACAACAGTTAATGCGATCGTCTCTTATTTTGAAACGGCTGACTTGTCATTGGCTGTGCTTAACAATCAAAATCGCAAAGTTAAAATTAGCTACATCGAGCCTGATTTTGTTCAGGAAGGCGACATGACGGTAGAAGTAAAAGGTCGTGCCAACGCTAGAGCACCAACAGTGACCAGCAACGTAGTAACATTTGTGGCTAATCCAGGTTCAGATCCTGCAGCTCAAATCGTGCCGTTCAAAGAACAACGCCGTGAGATGCGCGTAAGGTTCACAAGCAACGCAATTGGTGGTGACTACCAAATGGGCCAAGTGCTAATGCACATCGAGCCAGGCGACGGAACGATAACAGGATGAGTTTCAACATTACATTGCCTGTTGGGTTGGAGCTCATGGATTGGGCAGACCAAATTACGTTTGACTTAGACAACCAAACATCTCTTTCAAAATTGATGAGCGACGATGAATGGCAGGATTGGGCAGTACAGTTTGTAACAGCAACGGGGTTGTCAGGATATAATGTCCCAACACCGTACGCATTTAATGATTGGCAACCGTGGGCAGATAGCTTGTGCAAGGCACTAGAAGCATAATAGGGGTAATAAAATGGCAAACAAAGACAACTTAATTAAATTGGTCGCACAAAAGCTTGGACCAGATAAGCTTAACCAAATGGTCGAACAGGCAGCGCAAGCGCTTAGCCAAGACCCTGACGTTACGCCAGACGTCATTGATAAGATCATTGAGATGTTTGAGTTTGTTGCTGAGAACCCTGACGAGTATCAGTCAGTGGTGCAGCAAGCCATTCAAACAGGTGCGTTAGACGAAGGCGACTTGCCCCCAGAGTTTGACCCAGTAATTATTGCCGTAATATTGCTTGCCTTCTATGGTTTGCGTGATCGCGTTGGCGGTGAAATGCAAATGGCCCAAGGTGGCCTAGCTAGCATGGCTAACCGCGTGCAGTCTGCCGGCAGAAACGGCGACACGATGCTCGCGCATATCACACCACAAGAGGCCGCACTTTTAGAGCGCCGTGGTGGCTTGGGCTCAATCAACCCAGCGACTGGCTTGCCTGAGTATGGGTTCTTTAAAAAGCTAAAGAAAATAGTTAAGGCCGTAGCGCCAATTGCTGTTTCATTTATTCCAGGTATTGGTCCACTAGCTGCTGCAGCGTTGTCTGCCGGTACCACTGCGGTATTGGGTGGTAACCTTAAGGAAAGCTTGTTGTCTGGGCTTGGCGGCGCTTTAGGTACAGTAAAGGGCATGAATTTTGCTGGTAACCTTGGTCAAAGTTTAAATCAAGCCGTACCAGGCTTAAGCACATTAGGCCTAAGCAACCAAGTACTTGGCTCTGGCATACTAGGTGGTGCGGCAAGTGCTATTGCAGGTAAGAACCCATTAATTGGCGCGCTGACTGCTGGTCTAACTAGCTACGCCGCGCCTAAGATTGCAGAATCATTAAATGCTAACATAGCAGGTTCGCAAGGTGTTACAGCTGACATGGTACGTGGCGCAAACATCGCTGCGCAAACTGGTGGCAATCCACTAGTTGGCGCTGGTGCTGCCGGTATTGGTAGTATCGCTGGCAACCTAATGAGCGATGGCTCTTTGTTAGGTACTCCACAAACTATAGCGGGCAATCCTATACAAGGTGATGGAACAGGTGTTCGACTTGAACCTACTTCAGGTGATCCATTTACTTCTGCTAACCCGTATGATCTTTCAACATCTCAATACGGCGGAAGCCAAGGTGTCACACTCCCTACGCCAACAAACGGCATGACCGGTGGCATTGGGTATGATTTGCCAACAACAGTGCCAATGGGTACGCAAGGTGTACAAGGTTCTGCACTTGCATCAACACCTGCTGCAACAAGCGGTGCATTATCTCAAGTGGCACAAACAGCTGCTGCGCCATCAACCGGCTTCGGCTTCGGTGACATTGCTAAAGTAGGCTTAATCGGCAGCTTGATCGCTGGTAAGACACCGCAACAAGCGCAACAAAATATTCAAGATTCTGCGTTAACTGCTCAACAAAAAGAGGGCATGCTGCGCTCACTAACTAACTACCAATTCAGTCCAAACATGACTACCTTCCCAACCGAAGGTACGGCCGAGTATGATAAATTGATGTCTGATCTGTCGAAAGGCATTGAGCAAACTTACTCTAACCCAACCTTTACAGAAGTAAAAGCTAAAGGTGGCCGCACTAAACGTCAACCACAAGGCGCATTAAGCCAAATGTCATACGCCGTAGAGGGTCCAGGCACTGGTCGCTCAGACAGCATAGACGCTAGATTATCTGACGGCGAGTATGTCATTGATGCCGAAACTGTGGCATTATTAGGTAATGGTTCAACACGAGCAGGTGCCGCGATGCTCGATCAAATGAGACAAGGTATTAGACAACAAAAGGGTAAGGCTTTAGCTAAGGGCAAGTTTAGTCCTGACGCCAAATCGCCCTTGGCATACATGAAAGGCGGATTACGATAATGGCATCTTTATTTGCAGGCACCCCACAACAGGCACCTAGCTACGCGGCAACCACGTCCGATGTGCCAAAGTGGTTACAAGACTACACCGTTGACTTGTTCTCACAACAACGTGCTGTATCAGGTACACCTTTCCAACCTTACACGTTGCCTAGGATTGCACAACAAACAGCGCCTACCACTGCCGCGTATGACTTAATACAAAAGAACATTGGTGCATATCAGCCAACCGTTCAAAATGCAATCACTGGTACACAAGGCTTAGCTGGTCAATCCGCCGTAAGCAACATCGGCACCTACATGAACCCGTACACTCAAAACGTGACGGATCAAATCGCTAAGCTCGGCGCTCGTAACCTATCTGAAAACTTATTGCCGGCTGTTAGCGATCAGTTTATTAAGGCTGGTCAGTTTGGCTCATCAGGTATGGGTACATTCGGTGGCCGCGCATTGCGTGACACGCAAGAATCAATATTAGCTAACCAGGCTGCAGCGTTGCAATCAGGTTATACACAAGCGTTGGGCGCAAGCCAAGCGGATTTAACACGTCAACAGGGTGCACTAGCACTAACCGCTGACTTAGCTAAAGCACAACAAGGCTTGTCTACAGCTGACGCTGCTGCATTAGAATCTATAGGCACTGCACAACAAGCGCAACAACAAAAAGGTTTAGACGTAGCGTACCAAGACTTTTTAGCGCAACGCAACTTCCCACAAGAGCAAATCAACGCGATGAGTACAACATTGCGTGGCTTACCTGCAAGTGCAACACCGACTACAGGTACAACGTCAGGCTATCAAACACAGTTCACACCAAGCACGTTAGGTCAAATTGCCGGCGCGTACAGCTTGTTCCAAGGTATCAACAGCGCAGCAAACCCATTAGTTGGCAAAGCTAAAGGTGGCGTGGTTAATGGCTACGCTGACGGCGGCGCAGTATCAGGCGGTAATGATTTGCATGCTTCTGTAATGGCTGACTACGGTCAATACTTTAAACGCGGTGGTGAGGTTGAAGGTTACGCTAGAGGTGGGACAGCCAGTCCACAAGTTGGAATGTCTAGCATAGGTAACAAATCTATTCCAGAGTTACAACAATATATTGCTGATTTAAAAAATAATAATATTATGCCAGGAGCTATTAATCGAGGTAGCCAACCTAGTATGGGTGGTATATTTGGCAAACTAATGAGCGCCGGTATGCTTAAGATGGCTCAACAAGAGCTAGACAACAGACAAGCCTCTGGTGCACCAATGTCTACCGCTGATCATTACACACAGATGACGTCTGCACCCAACGTAACCTTAGCTGCGCCAGTTAGTATGCCGGCCAACATCGACGAGCTTAACGCTAAGTACTATCAAGGTGGCGACCCATACGGTAAGTATTTAGGTCAAGGTTATTCACACGGTGGCATGGTGCCAGGCTACGCTGAAGAGGGTTACGTTGATGCAGAAGATCCTGCACCAATGGTTGATGGTGGCCAAGCGTTTGCTGATCAGTACGCACAAGGTCAGTTGGAGTACCCAACACAACAAGACGCACCGGTGCGAGTAGCGCCAACGATGTCTTACATGCAAGACCCTGAGGTAATGCAGGCTAACGCTGAGCGTAAGGCGTTGCTAAAACAATTACAAACATCTTTGTCTAACGCCCCGGCTGGTCGAGACACTGGTCCTACTGAGTCTGAGATGTGGTTCAATCGTGCCGCAGCGTTCTTAGACCCAGGCAAGACTGGCTCATTCGGTGAGGGTCTACAACACCTATCTGCTGTAGAGGCCGCGCATAAGGCTGAGCAACGCAAGGCTAAGATTGCCAACCAAGCTGCAGACTTACAACGTCTACAGGCCCGCTCAGAGTTAGCTCAAAAACAATACGAGATGACAATGGACGAAGGTAAACGTCGCATGATTGAGCAATACCTAACACCAACACCTCGTTCAACTGATGGTGGCAAAGTTGGCGGCTACGACACTGGTGTGCCTGATAACATGAAGGCCTTGTTGTTATCTCAAGAGCCAGCTGATGCGGTTAAAACATTGGTCGAGATGGCTAAAGAAAATAACAAGCCTTCTGATTTAATCAGAGGCGTTAAGTTCTTAGTCGGTAACGGTTCAATAACCCCTGTGCAAGGTGACGCAATTATTCAAGAGCAATTACAAGGTAAGTTTGAAATGGTTGACGTGGCTATCCCTGAGTTGGGTGGTACTTTTAAACTTAGTGGCACTGAGGCTCGTAAGTACTATGATTCAGGTGTGTTGCCTAAACGTTTTGCGCCAACGGCTGCACCTGCTGAAGCAACTACACAAACTACTGCGCCAGGTGGCGCTCCCGCACCTGCTGGGGCACCTGCTCAAGCTGCGCCTAAACAATTACCACTATCACAAGAGCAAATGAAAGCTAAAGAGACTGGCTTAGTTGAACAGTCTAAAGCCGACATTGCAGCGAGTGGTGACTTGTTAGCTCAAAAATCGTTTGCTAAGCAACAAAAAGATGCGGCAAACCTTGTGCTTGGTTACGCTACAAAGAGCCCTAAATCGTTTGGTATCCTTGCCGATCCTACGTTCTCAAATGCACTGGCTAGCCTAGTTGATACTGGCGTTAATACGCCGTGGGGTAGCGTTGGTTTGGCCGTTGAAGAGCCTATCGCTAAGCTTAAACTAACTGGCCCTGAGGCCTCTGTTCGTCAATTAGCCGCTGCACCTATAGCGTTGATTGAGGTTGGTTACCGTAAGATGTTCTTAAAAGGCGAAGGCGCCGTGTCTAACATGGAGGGTGCGTTAACCAAGTACATTGGTCCACAACTTTCTGATAATGCTAAGACCGTGCAACTTAAAGCTGGCATGATTACCATTGGTGCTGAGAAGCAAGAAAAAATAATTGATGCCTTTGAAAAATACAAAGAGCAGCACCCAGAGGCAGGTCCTCGTTCATTCTATCAAACACCTGAGTATAAACGTATCAACGATAGCTATGAAACTAAATACCGTGCGTTTGCTGAGAAGAACGGCATACCAGTTGCTGCTAGCACGTCTGGCGGGAGCTTAGCAGATCGCATAAGGCAAGAGCGAGTTAATCGTCAAAACAAAGAAGGAAAATAATCATGGCTGATATAGAGATGACGCTTAAACCAGTACCCGTCACGCCTGATAGTGCGCCATTGATTGATTATGACAAGTTAACCGACGATCAAAAGCTTATAGCAAATAAAATCTTTGACGAGGCAGAAAGACAGGGGGTCGACCCTGATCTTATGTTGTCGCTTGCTCACATTGAAAACCGTTTCAAAACTGGCCCATCACCCAAGGGTGCGCTTGGCCCAATGCAGCTCATGCCTGGTACGGCTAAAGATTTAGGTGTTGACCCTAATAACATCGATCAAAATATCACCGGTGGTGTTACTTACTTTAAGATAATGCTCGACAAGTACAAGGATCCGTACATTGCAGGTATTGCCTACAATGCTGGCCCAAGTGTTGCCGATAAGTTCTTAGAGACAGACGACCTTAGCGGTCTTGATATAGAAACACTTGACTATATTGATCAACTAGACAGACTGTATAAACCAAAAGGCGCTGATGTTGATGTGGACAACGTGCCGGTTATTCAGCCATTGCCGGAAGAGAAGGCTGGCTTTGAACGCGACGCTATGGCTGAGGCCGCTGGCGCAGGTGCTGGTGCAACAGCAGGTTTAGCTAGCGGTGCTTACACTGAGACTAAGCTTAAACAAGCCGAGGCTGCAGAAAAAGTAGCACAACGTCAAGCGGCCGCTGCGGAAAAACGCGTCGTGGCTGGTGAGACTCGCGTATCAGCAAGAGAGGGCGAGCACACTGGTCGTCTTAAAATACAATCCGCCGCCGCAGAGAACTCAGTAAAAGAGGCAGCTCGTTTACGTCAGGCGCAATTGGCCGCAGAGGAACGTTTGGCTAAGGCTACAGAAAACGCTCGTCGCTACGGTGTGTTAGAAGAGACAGTTAAAACTACCCCTGGTGGCGTTACGCAGCAAGGTGGTATTGGTTCTGGCGCGATGCGTCACTCTAACGTTATGGGTGAGATTACCGAGGCCAACGTTGTGCGTAAAGGCACCGAGAGTGCAGGTCCTGGGTACTCACAAAAATCACGACTAATTGTTCCTGACAAATACTCTGGCGCGTCTGTTTATAATTCAGAGCAACTTGCTGCACAAAAAGAGTTGGCCGCCGCTGAGGCAGAGCATCAACGTTTAATCAAGGCTGCAGAGAAGGCAGAAGGCGCTGCTCAAAAAGAGGCGGATCGCTTACGCAACCTAACAGAGAAAGGCCCAACCGGCAAGACCATAGCGCAAGCTAATTTAGATATCGCTAAAGATGAATACGCTAAGGCTGCGGCTAATAAAGCCCCTGGTGTTGGTACAACCGTCGCTCGTTACTTGAGCAGAATACCTGGTATGTCTATGTTGCCAGGTGCTGGTGCAGGCTTGGATATTGTTGAGGCCCGTGAGCGCTTTAAGCAAGGCGACTACCCTGGTGCAGCAATCAGTGGCGTTGGTGCTGTTGGCGGTGCGTTGTCTATGATCCCACCGATTGGTCCAGTTGGCGCAGGTCTTAAAGTTATCGGTGGCTTAACGTCACTCGCTGCCCCTGCCTTAAACTACTACCGTGACAGTAGAGAACCAGAACAAACACCTGGCTACGCTGCTGGCGGTAAAGTAGCTGCTATTCTTGCAGAGAAAGCAAAAAAAGCAAGCACAAACATAGATGAAATTTTAAAATCTAAAAAAGCGCCAATGACTACTCCGCGTGGAACAGGGTTACCATTAATGCCTCGTTCAACAGGGATGTATACTCAAGGTATTGAACAAAAAAATCTTGCTCGTATGCCAATGGTAGACGCCGCAAGGGCCAGTGGAAAACAACCAAAATATACAGGTCGGATGCAAGATTTACTTGATAGCCCAACCGCTCGTAAACAAGCCAACAACTTAATTGAAAAAGGCTTAGATTTGGGAATGACTGAGTGGTATGGTACAGAACCATTACGACAAGTAGCGCTAGATATTGGTTTAACTCAACAAAAATACGACGAGTTCCTTGCTCAATTAGCATCTGCGTCTCAACGCAATCCTGTTGATCAACAAAATAAAATGGGCAGTTATCTTTGGCATTTAAGTCAAACAGGAAGATTGCCAGAAGATGCATACTTACTAACCAACAAAATTAAACGTGGTAAAGAAGTAGCCCCAGTTGGAACGGCTATTGAATTACCTCCTGGGTATGGTTCATTGGCGCAAGGTGATATTTTTACTCGCGGTAAACAAATTGCTGCTGGTGATATTGAAGGTGCATTGCCTGAAGAAAGAAAACTAGGTACTTTTTATAGAAACCTTCAAGGTAATCTTGTTCCAGTAACAGTAGATGTTAATGCTGTACGTGGCCCAATAATTGAACGCGGTGACCCACGGTGGTTAACGTCTAAATTAGTGGAAAAAGATGAAGAAGGAAATATACTTGCTACTCACTTTCCACGTAAAGATTTTGAATCTGGAAAATTATCATTAAAACAAGCAAGGGCTCGCCCTGGTTTTTGGGAAGCTGCGCCATCTGGATCTGAATACGCAGGATTTGAAGATTTTTGGCAACGTGCAGCTAAAAGATACGGCGTTGCCCCAGCAGAAGCACAGGCTTTAGGCTGGTATGGATCGGCAGATGTGACTGCTTTAAAAACTAAACCAGAACTTTATATTGATAACCTTGAACGTTTAATTCGTCGCACGGCTGAGCAAACAGGGCAAAACCCAACGACAGTTATGCAAGATGTATTAAAAGGTGACACGTACTTAAAGAAAAAAGGCGGTTTAATAAAAGGTTACGCTGAAGCTGGCAAGGTTGATATTGACGAGGTTGCTAAATACTACGGCAATAGACTAGACGCCAGCAATAGCGACATGCGCCCACCTGTTATTTCAGACAAGGGTAACGTTGTCCGCAATATGGTTGCACAAAGAAACGCCCTTGCAGACAAGTATTTTGGTGGTGCTGGCCGACCTATCTCTAAGGGATTAAGTGCAGCTCGTCAATTTTTAAATGATGAGGTTCATACTTACACTAGCCCAGGTAACCGTTTCGGTGATTGGACTATTGGCCAAATGCCAGAGGCAATATACGACTACACGACCGCAGGCATGCCTGGGCCAGTATTAGGCAACGAGTGGGCACCTAATCCTGCAACCGGAGGGATGCTACACACAGATCCGTATGGCGATATTCGTGGGTTGGATTTATTAAACTTGGTTGGCGCTGAGGTTCCGTTTGTGGCTGCCGGCAAGGCTGCCTATAAAGTAGCTAAACCATTAGCCCGTGCGGCCGCTGAAAATACAATCGGTGGTATTAATCGTGCAAACAGAGCATTGCGTACACCAGAGCCAATATTGATGAATGTTGAAACTGGTACAGCAAACAGATCAGACGATGCCGCATCGACATTGCGTAGATTTAAAGAAGCCAGTGGGTCATCAAAAGATTACCCGGTTGGCCAAGGTGTTTGGACCGGTGAAGAAGGCGCTGCGCAATTTCATCCTAACGTAATGGTGAACATGCAAGACTTTTCACCAGAGCAGATCGATCATATACGCCGCATGTTAGATCAGTATGGTATCGGCGCTGGTCGGTTTAGACCAGACCTTATTCAGCAACCTAGCCGTGCAAACGCCGTGCAAATATTAGACGCAGATCCGGAATGGATAAAAAACATTGGTCAACATTACGCTGAAAATGATTTGCCGGCGGTTGTGTTTGCTCAGCCAAATAATAGGGCTATGGTTTTTAATATGAATAGCGACATGCCAAAAGATTTGTCAGTACTATTAGACGCGCCGCAACTTGCAGGTAAAAAAGTACGTTACGGTGAGGCTAACATCCCGACAGATCGAAACTACATAGACAGCGTCGAATCAGCGAGAGTCACTGGCACCAAAAAGGCGCCTAAGAAAAAAGCAAAATGATTCTATCCATTGTGAACTACGTGTCTCAGCATACGGCACGTAGTCCGCAGGGGGTTTTTGTCTACGTGTAATTTCTAAATACTCTCGCCTGGTGTATGCTTTAGGCTTTATTTTTTGATTTATTGTCATATCTTTCTCCTTTTTTAACTCAAATGGCCGTATTGGCCATTTCTAGCTCGATAGACGGGATTTAGTTTGTTTCTAATGCCGTAGCATTGCCGGTTAATAAATTATCGCTCGTACAGAGCTGTTTTCTGCCGATTTGTAAGAACACAACGGCCTGAATTGCAAAAAGTACCTCATAATCACTTTCGCTTAACTTTTCAGGTAATTCCATCCCAACAGATCGGCAGTCTTCAATTAGTTGTTGCAGATTATTCATCCCAGGCTTTTCAGGTACTCGTCCGCTAACGCGTTGGCCATATTAATAATACGCTCTGGGTAACGATCCGTTCCGTTGTTTAGCAGCTCAGGGTTACTGGCTAGGCTGTGCATAAAACTTAAAACTAACTCTTGTCTAGTTTGAGCCATCTTCCGCCTCCTTTGCTAGGTCTTCCTCTAACTCTGCCTTGGCGGCCTGATCTTGCGCTTGCTTGGCCAACACGGCTTGCTGATGTAACGCTGCCTGCGCTAAGTGCACGGACGTCACCTCACGCTGCACTGACAAGACAGCAAACATCTCGTCTAGGTTAACACCCTCTTGATAAGCCTGGTGCATCGCGTCTGCAATTAAGGTTGCTGCGGTTGTGTATCCACTCATTTTGTTTCTCCTTGTTTACGTTGTTGGGCTTTTAAAAGTAGTTCTCGTAGTTCTTTCAGTTGCTCTTTAGTCATAAGTTCCCTTGCTAGTTTCAATTCGTTTTTCAAATCCATAATTATATAATGGTCTGACGCCATGCCCTCTGTTAGAAAGCGGATGTGTTCCGTTAGTTTCCATTCCTCACTCATACTGTCCTGCCTATATATGTTGCCTTGCTGTCCTTGAATTGGACCTCCACGCTGCATGGTGACCCCTTAGTGTTGTTTACTAGTTCAAATATACCGTACGCCAGCGCGCTCAATAAAACAAAAAATAACACGGTGACAACTACAGCCTTGTCTCCACTTCTTGAGCAGTCGCAGTCACGGCCTTGGTTGCAATCCCCCTTAGTACATGGCATTATTTATCTCCTTGTTTAGACATTACGTGGCACTCAGGCTGGTAGTTTACAATCTGCCAGTCGGTGCATACCCATTTGCCTGTGTTAGTTGGATTATTGTCGAGTATGGCTGCAATAAGCAGTGCTGTTCCAAGTGCACCCATAATGGCTCCTATTAAACATGCATTAAACTCAGACATCATTCTTCTCCTTTAATGCTTGTTCAACAGCACGACCATAATCAATAAGACCTAATATATGATTCAAATCACATTGCTGACTAAGGTTAAAAATTTCTTTATCCGTTAATCCTTGCCATGCTGGTTGTTCTGGTGCTTCTTTAAACTCACTATCCCTAGCAATGCGTTCTTCTATGGTATGTTTCCAATCCCTTGTTAGTGGTTGTTCTAGTGCTTCACCTGTCATGCAACATTTACCTGTCATTTTGCAAGTTATTACATCTGTTGTTGTCATAGGTTCAGGTTCTAGTGCTTCTTTGCAAGCGTTGATTGCTTCTTTCCATTTACTTTCACTTACACAATCTACATTCAAATCCAATACTTCAATCGCCATCTTTAATGCTTCGTCTTTAGTCACCTTTGTCCACCTTGTCCAGCTCGTCGTCATTCATTTCAAGCACGTCAATCCATGTAGGCTCTTCAGGCTTGCGAAAGATGGCGTCAAAATTGTCGTCAAAAGATTTAGACTTCTTCTTGGTGATTATTTTGTCACCAGTAATTGGGTTACGGTTATTGGCCATTTAGTACCCCCTTAATTCTTCTGCCCTTGGGCGGTTCAATGTCTGTGTACCCCATACGAAGGCCAAGCTGCATGTTGCCAACGTACTGCTCTGGAATTATCACCGGATCAATCTTGTTAGAGCGCTCCTTGCTTTCGTCTTTCGTTACAGAGTAGTAGGTGTTCCTACCCACGCCGTACTTAAACACCATCCCCTCGGAAACAAGCATCTGCATGCTGTACTGAATGTCAGACCGGCTAAAGCCTTGGTCCATTAAACTTCTACCGCTACGGTTAGCAATCAGCAACTCTGCATAAAGGGCCATCCTTACCTTAGCTAGGTCTTCAGACGACGATATAGACTTAATAAACGAGGCTACATTATCCATAGCAGCGCACCCAAGGCGACCAAGCAAACCATAATCCAGCGGCCGGTGTAAAGGCGTAAGTGATCTGCATCCCAGTGGTCTTCCTCTACAAACGTTGCGCCTGACCACTCGTCCTGGCGATTGAAGTGGTAGTTGCTCTTATCCCACGGCTCACGGTAGTTCATTTAGTTTCTCCTCAAGCGCCTTAACACGGTGATCTAAGTTCTGCACTATGTTAATTAATACGCCAATGTTGTTGTGTATGCCATTCATTATGGCGTCCTGTTTTTCTTTCTCGGTCATTCCTGCACCTACGTGTTCCATCTGTTTAACGTAATCAATCTGTACCATTTTCTTTGTCCCTTTGCGCCATGCGCATCTCTAGTTGTTCAAACTCTTTACGAGCCTCTTGTATTTGACGGATAATTTCTGCTAACTGTTCGTTAAGATCCATGTCGGCCCACCTATTGCGTTAAATTATTCATGCTGCGCCAAGCGTTGACGTAAGCAGAAATGTTATTGCTGGTAGCAAGCTCTTCCAATGTTGCTGACTTAAGTAGTAACTTGCCATTAACAAGTTGCGTTGCGTATGCCCCACTAAATGTTTTTGGGCGATCAGTACGTGCACGATAACTAAATGTGTCAGTCTGTTTGCGTAATGTTTTAATGCCTTTGATCTTACAAAGCTCTTCAAAGGTAACTTCTTTATACTCTTCAGTTATCTTGCCGTAATAGTCTTCAAAGCGACCAACAAGTATTTTAAATTTTGATTTAATTGTCATGTCAATCCCCTTACTTAATGTGTACGATTTGAAGTTTACCAAGCTCGCGCAACGCTTTAAACTCTAGCATGTTTTCCAATAGGTTAACTGCTGTGTTTTTGTAAGGCTTGTCCCAACGGCCGACGTTGATGTCGATATAAAACGCGGTGTTGAAGTAGTCTGTCATTGCGTCTGAGTTGTCGTACCAGTCGCCGGTATTTTTGATGGTGTTTAGTACGTGGTTTAAGAATAACCTCGCCTTACCAGTATGGTTCTTGTCTATGTGGTAAACATTGACTTGTGTGTAATCGGAACCGAAGTCAATGTCACCGGCGGAAATGTTTACAACCAAGGTTGACTTGTTAGAACTGCGAGCGATCGTAGCCTTAACACCGTAACTTTTAAATATAGGTTTTAATGCTGCACTAATGTTTAATTTTGTTTCGTTTGATACATAAGCCATTTTTAATTCTCCTTTTACTTTTAACCTTATATTGTGTTGCCCAACCACAAAAACGATTATACAGAGTGTTGAGGGAAACGCAACACTTATTTTTGTACTTTTAACGCATTTAGTAAATTATTTTGTACGGCACCCTTCAAACTCAGTACTGATACCACTCGCTCGTCTATCGTACCGCTAGCGATGATGTGAATAATTCGCACTGGGCGCTGCTGGCCTTGCCTGTGCAGCCGCGCGTTGAACTGCTGGTAGTGGCCAAGTGACCACGTCAAGCCAAACCAAACGGCCAGGCAGCCGCCGTCTTGTAGGTTTAGTCCGTGCCCGGCAGACTGTGGGTGCGCAAACATTAGTTTGATCTTACCCTGCTGCCAACGCACGACGGTGTTGGGGTCCTTGTCTAACGCGACGCCGCTAGGGAACCGCTGCTGCAGCTTGGCCAGGTCGTGCTTAAAGTTGTACGCGACCAAGATGTTCTCACCGCTGTTGTTCTCAATGATCTCGGCTAGGGCGTCCAGCTTAACGTCGTGGATGTTGGTCCAGTTGTGGTGCTCGTCGGTGTAGATGGCGCCGTTGGCGTACTGCAGCAGCTTGCCCGCTAACACTGCCGCGTTCATGGCCTCAATCTCTTCGCCGTCGGGCAAGGTCGCCAGTAGCGTGGTCTCGAAGTCCTTGTACTCGCGCAGCGTGGCCGGCGGTAAGTCTACGGCCTCAACCAAACTTATCCGATCAGGCAGCTCAAGGTAGTCCTCGCTGCTCATGCTCAAGACCTTGTCCCTAAGCAGGTCGTGTATCTTGCCGGCGCTACCCTCACGCAGTGTGAAGTTGTAGCCCATGTAGTCCTTCTCGAAGAACCGGTCCTTGTAGGATGTCATCGTCCTACCTAGGCGCTCACCGAAGTCAATCAGGTACATCTGCGCCCAGACATCGAGTAGGCCATTGGGCGACGGGGTGCCTGACAGTAGGACCATGTGTGTCGTGTCTGGCAGCACCTTGCGTAGCGCCCTAAAGCGCTTAGAGCTAGCGTTCTTGAACGAGTCAGACTCGTCGACCACCACGCAATCAAAGCGCCACTTCTTCTGCGACTTAACTAGCCACTCGACGTTCTCACGGTTGATCACGAAGACGTCAGCGTCTTGCATAAGCGCCGTCAGCCGCTGCCGCTCGTTACCCGTGCAGACGCTAATCTTTAAGTGCTTGGTGTGCTCCCACAGCTCGGCCTCTTGCGCCCAGACGCTGTTGGCCACGCGTAGTGGCGCGATGATTAGCGTCTTATGTATCGTGAACGAGTCTATCAAGTCGTTGACGGCCGTCAGCGTTGAGATGGTCTTGCCTAGACCCATCGAGATGGCTAGCAGGCAGCGCTTCTGCTGCTTGATAAAATTAATCGCGTGCAGCTGGTACTGGTGTAGATCACTCAGGGAACGCATCGACCTGCTCCATAGTAGAGATAACCCTGACGTCGCAGCCGAACGCACGACGGATGTCGTGGTCACGCAGCTGCAGCTCAGTCGGCTTGGCGCCAGGCTTCTTTAGTTCAACAAAGATAATCTTGCCGCCAGGCAGCGTGACAATTCGATCAGGCACCGAGCGCTTGGCGGGTGACGTGAACTTCTCAGCCATGCCGCCTAGTGACTTAACCCGCTTAACAAACGCCTTCTCTATGTCGCGCTCTAGCATTACAAACCCACCTCACATAAAAGTTTCTCAGCCTCAACCAGGTAGTAGTTGTAGTCAACGTCCGTTGGGAACGTGTCTGGCAACTCCATCAATGGTCGCGCACCCGCTGAGTTCGGTACGCGGTTACTGTTGGTCGCGTAGTGAATACACTGCGCGCTCGGCACGGCGTTGCTGTGATAGAACCTCACCGCCTTACCTAGGTACTCACCCTGCCACGTAGCGCCGCCCTGCACGCGTCGTATGGTAATGAACTGCGTGATGTCACGGCAGTTGCGTATCGTTATCTCTAGCGGAATCTCGTGCGCGACGTACTGGGCCACCGCGTGGGCGATGATCGGGTCGTCTGGGTTCTTAGCTAGGCTAGTGCTCGCGAAGACGCCCTTACCCTTGGTCTTGCCGTCTAGCTTCACGGCCACGTAGCTGTTCACGTCACGGCTGGCTAGTGCTCGGTAGTCTGTTCGCTCTAGGTCAAACGAGGTACGAAGCATCCAGTCAAATGCCACCACCTCAATCTTGTGCTCTAGCTTGCGTGGGCACAGGATCACCACGCCGTCGGTGTTGGCGCTGACTACTCTGGCGCCCGCTAGCTCGACGGCCTCGATCAGCATAAGCAGCGCAAGCTGGCCGGTGATGGTCGTCTGTATCAGTAGCTCCGGCGCGAACAGCGCGCTGTACTTACTGCCAAGCTTGCCAAAGCTGCCGTTGACGGCAATCTTAAGCACGTCGGCCGTCACCTTGTCGCCACGGTGCTTGGCCTCTAGGCGCCTGGTGACTATTGTCTGGTACACGCGCAAGAACGGCGCGCCCATGCTCTTAGGCGCCAATCGCTGCTGCAAGATAATGTTCGGGTAGTAGCTGGCCACGTCTAGCTCTAGCAGTATGTTCTCGTCGTCTGCCTTGATGTACTGCGACTTCTCGCAGCTGTGCAGGCCACCGATGCCCATCTGATACTCGGCCGTGCCGATCTTAATCTTGGTGTTGCGTAGCCAGTCCGGCATCTGCACCGCGCCGTTCAACCCTAGCGTGAACTTGTGCTCGCACAGGCTGTTGATTAGTAGGTTAAGCGCCGTGTCGGTGAAGTTAACAATCTTAGGGTCGGTGTAGTTAAAGGTCGTGTTGTCCTTTAGCGTTACCTTGCCGTAGCCCTCGTTCGTGATCTTGGTCAGCTCGCTGATGATCACCGTCTCGGCAATCTGCGCATCGCTCTTACTGCGTAGGTCCATGCCGTACTGCTTGCTCATTGTGACGCGCAAGTCAATCTGTGGCTTCAGCGCCTTGTACAGCATGGCCGTTGTGTGTAGGTCGTTCTCGCAGTACTGGCGTAGCTCAGCGCGTTGGCTTGGGGATATTCTGCTGCTTGGGTCAATCGGTAGGTCTTGCATCTTGGGGGCGTTCATGCGGCCGCCGTAGATCTTAAGGCTAGAGCGCCCAGGGGCGACCTCGATTAGATCGATGTGGTCTGTCTTTAATAAATCAAAAGTATATAAGCGAAGAATTGTCCATATTGGAGCATTGCTTTTGATAATGCTGTCAGATAGCTCTTTAATCTTTTTGTTGGTAAAGCCAGCTAAGGCTGCACTAATAATAGGTATGTCGTAGCTGTTGCCGTTGAAGCTAATCACGGTCTCGGTCGCAAACAGTTTTTTTATCTTGGTTACGTCAAGCTTGGCGTCTGCGTGAAACTCAAAGTGACGAATCTTACCGTCGCTTAAGCGTAGCATCGAGAGTAGAAAATAATCCGAGTAGACCTCGGTATCGATTATAAACATTAAGGGGTGGCCTTTTAGTTAAAACGCCCCTCAACATCGAGGGGCGGTGTTACATGTAACGCGTATTAAAAGTCTTCGTCGATCACATCAAAGTCATCTACTCCAACACTCGTACCGCCGTCACCGAACGGTTCACCGTCACCGGCAAATTGAACGGCCAACAGGTTAGCGTTGATACGCTTACCAAAGCCGTTGTCCTGTGCCCAAAGCTCGATTATTGCGTTGACGTAGCAACCAGCGTAGAGAACGTTATCGTCCTCTGTTAGTGGTGACTTGTCCTTGCCAATAACCAACGGACGTTTGCCGTTAGCGCCCTTGATACTAAAGTGACCGGCGTACCCGTCGTAGTCAATCTCGTCGCCATCCTTAAGGCAGATCTTGTCGGCGCCAAGCTTAGCACCTTTTAAGTCTGTCTTAACTTTCTCAGCGATTGCAGACTGAATCTCGGCGATTGTTTCCGCGTGTGTCTTTTTGTTTAGTAGGAAGGTTGCCTCGTACTTAGTTTCGTTGCCTTGGAAAGACGCCTTGTGAAACAGTGAGGGGAATGATAGTCGTACATTTTTAAGTTTAATTTGAGACATTTTACTTTTTCCTTTTACGTTTGAAGTTTATTGTGCCTAGACTGCGCACAAAAAGAATATTAGCACAGCTAATTAATTAAGTCAAAGTCATTTTTACTGACGTTGACCGGCGGACGCTTGTCTGACTCAGGCACTAGCGTTGGTGCGCCCTCTGGCTTGGTGACCAGGTCGTCTAGCAACTCAGCGCGTGACTTGCCCAGCTCCTTCTCGGCCTGCGCAGGTGAGATGATCTTGCGCGTGTAGAGCGTGTCCTCGCCTAGCACGTCACGCAGTGCGGCTGCTGTCGCTACCTCGTCACGCCAGGCACGGTTGGCCCTACCGGCTACTAGCTTGTACCCGTTGAACCCTTGACCGGTGCTTAGGCGATCGGTTACCAAGGTCTCGACGGCGTCGAACCATGAGACGATTAGCTTCTTATTGTCTAGCGCTGTCTTAAGCTGCTCGTCTGTCAGCTGCTCCGGCTTGCTGGTGTCCAGGTTATCGAACGAGGTCATCAGCGTGCTCTCGGTTAGCTTGGCTAGCGCTGGGCAGGTGGCCTTAGCTCGACACCACTGACACTGTTTCTCACCTGGCACTCTTGGCGCGTTGTCAGTTAACGCTAGCTCAGCCGCTTGCTTTAGGCGCTCACCCCAACGGTTAAGCTCGTCGATGCCGATGGTCCACTCTGAGATGTGATCGAGGCGCGGCTGCACAATAACTATATTAATAGTCTTGATGTTGAACAGCATGCCGTAGTCGTTCACCGCACCGAGGGCGTACAGTATGCCCTGCGTGTTGTTCTCAGCGTCAACGCGTACACCCTTGCCGTACTTAAGGTCGACGATGGTCATGGTCTCGTCGTTGATCACGATGGCGTCGCTGGTGCCGAACCCCTCTGGCGCGATGTGACTGAAGTCCACGCGCTGCTCGATGAATAGCTCGCCGCTGATTGAGTTGACGTAGCTGACGTAAGTCATAACGTAGTCGTACATGTCTTGGGTGACGACCACGTTGCTCTCTAACAGCGTTTCGCCAATTACGTTATTCCAACTGTCGCCTCGCAGCAGCATCTCAGCTAGCTCGTGCGCGGCCGTGCCTTCTTCAGCAAAGACAGAGGTTGTGTTGGGGAAGTCCTTCTCGGCGAACACGCTGCCGGCACAGAGGGACCACTTCGCGCTGCCGCTTGCGCTTAGCTTTGCGTGGGCGGTGCTCATGATCCAAGCGCCATTAGTTGCTTAGCCAATGACGGCAGCTTGTCGGCTGCGACGTCGCTCACCAGGGTAGCGCCGAAGCTAGAGATCACTGCCTTAATCTTGTCTCTGTTCGCTGGGTCCTTGCGCACTAGGTCCAGGCACAGCGCCTTTAGCTTGTCGTGCGTTTGCTCTGGTGACTCTTCGACCTTCTCGGCTGCCGGCGGATCGTTCTGTACAACCTTAAGCTCGGCCTTAGGCTTCTTAGGTGCCGGGGCCGTTAGTTCTACCTCGTAGATGGTCTCGGTCGGTGCCGGCGTTACGCTCGCGGTTGTAACGTCTAGCGCTA